CGTCCGTTACAAGTCTCGTGAGCGTTACAGCTTCGGCTGGTCTGACCCTCTGGGCATGTACGGCTCTGCCGGTGCTTAATATTTCTTAGGAAATATTTGAATGGGGGCCTTGTGCCCCCTTTTCTTTTGTTGTATATTGCGATTACCCCGGGGTTCCCGGTGCATCAAACTGACCCGGCAGACGACATACCGATTGATGCGCTGATCTTGTATGTAAGGACAATTTAACATGGCAGTTTCAACCACCCAAAGTATCTGGCGTTCCGGCGGCGGCGACCAGACCCGTACTTCTTACTGTGGCTCCGGCGTAATGGCCGCCCAGTTCTATATCTCCGGCGCTTCTGCCGCTGGTACAGCAGTTCAAGTTTCTTCTTCAAACACCGCTGATGTTATCTTGCCAGCTGGCGCTATCGTTCTTGAGATTCAAGCGGTGTGTGCGGCTACTGGCGGTACAACTCCTACCTTTGACATGGGCTTCACCTTGTACGGTACTTCTACCGCTACAAACACTGGCTTGGTGTCTGCGGCTGTGGCCACAACAGGTAAGTTGGTGATTAACCAAGCTTCAGCTACTGCTGGCGCTAACATGGGCACCACAATGTCTACAACCCAGTTGGTGACTATCACTGGTGGCGGCACTTCTGGTGACGCTCCTACTGGTGGTTCTATCACTGGTACGATCTTGTACTTTGTTGTTGATCCATTGCTTGGCCAACAAAACGTCTAATTGATCTAGGGGGCTTCGGCCCCCGCTTTAAAGGAGATTAATTATGTCGATGCAAACAGACGTTAAATCAGCGGCGGCGGCGGCTGGTGCGACTACCACAATTTTTGGTGGCCCAGCCCGTATCAAGGGCTTGACTATTAGTTATCCATCTGGAGGAACTGTTGTTCTAAATGACGGTACTGGTGGCACTGCAAGATTTTCTTTCACCGCACCAGCTGCGGCAGGGTCAATCAACATTTTGATTCCTGGCGAGGGAATTAGATGCAATACAAACATTTCTGCGGTTTGTGCGGCATCTACAACAGCAGTGGTGTTCTATGGCTGAAGCAAAACAAGCAGTTCTGTCTGGGCGTAAGCTATTCATAGCTATCCCAGCCTATGACGGCAAGATCAATATCAAGACTGCGTATAACATTGCGGCGTTAATGCCCAAGGCTATGCAGTTGGGTATTGCCGTTAATATGGGCGATGTGTCTGGGTGCTCAATCATCACTATGGCCAGAAACCAATTGGTGCATGAGTTCCTTAAGTCAGATTGCACAGAGCTGTTGTGTATTGATTCCGATGTGATTGCCACACCAGACGATATTCTTCGTTTGATGGCCCAGAGTGCAGGCAAAGACATTACGGCCGGTGCCTACCCCCGTAGAGCCAAAGACCGCTACTTCTTTGCTGACCTCTACTTTGATGATAAGCAAGACCTAGAGTTTGATGGCTCACTGATGCGCGTAGAGCGCGTTGGGACTGGGTTTATGCTGATCCAGCGCCATGTCCTAGAGGATATGGTCAAAGCTCACCCAGAGTGGTCATATGAGTTCAAAGGCGAACAAGTTACCGCGCTATTTGACTTTGCTCTCAAAGACGGCAAATATGTAGGCGAGGACTATTTGTTCTGCGACAGAGCTCGTGAGCACGGGTATAAGATTTACATTGATGTGGACATTAGTTTGCCCCACGTTGGAACAGATACGTTTGAGAACAACTTCAGAGAAGAGGTTGTGATTCCATTGTTAGATATGGTCCGTAAGTCCAAACTGAAAGTAGCAAATGGCTAAGAGTGCTGCATGGCAGAGAAAAGAAGGAAAGAGCCCGACTGGTGGATTGAATGCCAAGGGACGCGCCTCCGCGAAAAAGCAAGGCATGAACTTGAAGCCTCCCCAGCCAGAAGGCGGCTCCCGCAAAGATTCATTCTGTGCGAGGATGGGCGGCATGAAGAAGAAATTAACCAGCGAAAAGACGGCCAAAGATCCAGATTCACGCATCAATAAAGCGTTGAGGAAGTGGAAATGCTAGATCTGAACATCGTTTGGTCGGCCATATTAACACTGTTAATATCGCTGTTAGGTTACATGATGAATGAGAAGTTCAGGGAACTGGCTCGCATTACCATTTTGCTCAACAAAACCCGTGAGGAGGTTGCCCGTGATAACGTTACTCAAGCAGAAGTTGACCGCATTACAAGTCACATTGACCAACGCTTTAACAAGCTTGAAGAAAAGATTGACCAACTTATTCGCCAAGGGAGATAAGTAATCATGGCTGCATTCATCCCCGCTCTCGCTAAAGCATATTTGGGCAATAAAGCCCGAAGTTACGCAACTTCGCAGCTTGAGAATGCTGTTGGTCTTCCTAAAGATTCATTGGCTTTAGCAACAAATCCAACTGGGTTTGCCAAGAACATTGTTAAGGACGTAGCCAAAGATTACGGTAAACAAGCGTTTTTTGGTCGCAATGAAGTTCCTGTAGAAGATCTTACACCATCTCCGGTGGGAGATATTGGGAGTGCGCCTTCAATTGAAAATATGGAGTACGAAGGCGATTATGAAGAGGCAGGGATGAAACGTGGCGGTAAAGTAAAAGCCAAGACAAAGTCATCATCTAAACCTAAAATGAGCACAGCTTCACGCCGTGGCGATGGTATTGCCCAGCGTGGCAAGACTCGTGGGAGAATGGTGTAATGCCAAGCAAGAGTAAGGCTCAACATAATTTCATGGCTGCGATTGCACATTCGCCATCGTTTGCTAAGAAAGCTGGAGTGCCCATGTCTGTGGGCAAAGAGTTTGTAACTGCCGACAAAGGCAAGAAATTTTCTAAAGGTGGCGAAATGAAACACAAAGATGTAAAGATGGACAAGAAGATGATGCAGAAGGCCGTGAACAAGCACGAAGGCCGTTTGCACAAAGGTCAGCCTATGACCAAGTTGGCTAGTGGCGGTATGGCCAAGAAGATGAATATGGGCGGTATGGCCTACGCTAAAGGCGGCTTTACAAAAGCGGCTGATGGCGTTGCCACTAAAGGCAAAACAAAAGCCATGCAAGTAAAAATGCGCGGCGGCGGTGCTTGTTAAGGAGATCATTATGAAAAATCGTTACAACCAAGGCGGTGATGTGGATGCTTTAGAGCAAGCAAATCAACGTATAGAAATGATGTTGGCAAACCCTAATGCAAAAGAGTTTGGTGATGCTGGGACTTCTGAGGTAGTTATGCCTGAAGAAAAGCCCAAACCTATGCCAAAAGCAGCACCAAAACCATCTCCCAAAGCTGCTCCCAAAGCCGAATCTAAACCCGCAGCTAAATCAACACCTGTGGATGTAACTAAACTTTCTGTGGCTGAGCGCAGGAAATTAAGCCGCGACAATCCATCTGTCAGTGGTCCAACTGATAAGCGTTCTGTTAATGAGCGTATCCGTTCGGCTTTTGGCATGAAATCTGGTGGCTCAGTTTCTGCATCCAAACGTGGTGACGGCATCGCTCAGCGCGGTAAAACGCGCGGAAAGATGTGTTAAGGAGCTGTTATGCCTGAAGTCCCATACACATACAAAGGCTCTACTGATATGGAGCTAGAGATTGAAGACCGTATGCGCGATCAAGCTGGTGCTGGTCGTGGCAAACAAGGTGGTCCTACAGCTAAAGAGCTAGAAGACTACGAGCGCAAACAGAATATCGGCATCTTTACAGCCGGCATGAAGCCTCCTCAAGACATTGATGGTAGATCTGCCGCTCCTAAAAAGAAGGTTGTTAAAAAGGCTGGTGGCGGTATGACTGCTTCTAAGCGTGGTGACGGTATCGCAGAGCGTGGTAAAACGCGCGGAAAGATGTGCTAAATCATGATGGGAAGCCGTGGAATGGGAGCTATCCGTGCTACAAAGATGCCCAAGGGCGTTCGCAAAGCACGGCGTGATGACACTGACTTTACTGAATACGCAGAAGGCGGTCCTGTTGGCTTGTATGCCAATATTAACGCCAAGCGTAAACGCATAGCCGCTGGGTCAAAAGAGAAGATGCGTAAGCCTGGCTCTAAAGGTGCGCCTACAGCACAGGCGTTTATTAACTCTGCAAAGACAGCTAAAAAATGACCACTACAGGAACCACAGCCTTTAACATGGAGTTCACAGAGCTTGCGGAAGAGGCGTGGGAGAGAGCTGGCCGTGAGATGCGTACTGGTTATGACCTACGCACAGCTCGCCGCTCTCTCAACCTGATGACCATTGAGTGGGCTAATCGCGGCATCAATATGTGGACGATTGAGACAGGTACGATTATCCTGACTCCGGGGCTGGCCACATATGCCCTGCCTACAGATACGATTGACTTGCTGGATCATGTGATTCGGACTCAAGCAAACAACGCATCGACTCAGGCCGATCTGAGTATTACGCGCATTAGTGTGTCTACTTATGCCACGATCCCCAACAAGTTAGTACAAGGCCGTCCAATTCAAGTTTGGATTCAGCGTCTGTCCGGTGAGACTAACCCCACAGCGGCCGTTCTTGATGGTGCTATTAACTCAACAGACACAACGATTGTCTTAAGTACTGTTGATGGTTTGGCTGGGTCAGGATTTATTCGCCTTGGCACAGAAGACATTTACTACACCTATATCAGCGGCACTACGCTGGGCGGTGTGTTCCGTGGCCAGAACAACACAACAGCGGCCTCTCAAGCTGATGGTACAGCTGTGTTCGTGCCCCAGCTGCCTGCTATAACAGTGTGGCCTACACCGGATAACTCACAGCAGTACCAGTTTGTGTACTACAGAATGCGCCGCATCCAAGACGCTGGTGCTGGTGTACAGACATCTGATATGAATTTCCGCTTCCTGCCATGTGTAGCGGCTGGATTAGCCTACTACATAGCCATGAAGGTTCCTGAGTTACAGGGACGCTTGGATATGCTGAAGTCTGTTTATGAAGAGCAGTATGCTTTGGCGGCTCAAGAAGACCGAGAAAAGGCTACATTGAGGTTGGTGCCTCGCATAGCGTTTATTGGTGGTGGTACTTAATGGCAACTCCTTTTGCATCCGGTAAATATGCTATTGCCGAATGTGATCGGTGTGGCCAGCGTTACAAGTTAAAGCAGTTAAAGATGGAGGTCATCAAGACCAAGCTTTATCAGCTTAAAGTGTGTGATGCTTGCTGGGATCCAGATCAACCGCAGTTGCAGCTGGGTATGTATCCTGTTTATGATCCACAGGATTTGTATCAGCCACGGCCAGACACAACGTATGTGACGGCGGGCTTGAATGCGGCGGGTAATTTGACTGGTGGTTCACGGGACATTCAGTGGGGTTGGAATCCAGTCGGTGGAGCTAGTGGTTTTGAT